TTTCAAGAATGGGGTAACAGAGGTATTCATTATTGGGAAATAGCAGATTTAAATATTGATCTTATTGAAGGTCAATCAGATTATGATTTTTTTAGATCAAGTGATGATGGCACAAGTGCTGTATCTACACCAGCGAATGTATATGGAATATCCGATGTTCTTGAAGCACAATTAAGATCTAATAGAACTCAAACAACTCAATCAGATAGTCCAATGACAAAAGTTGATAGATCAACTTATGCAGGATTTTCAAACAAATTATCAAAAGGCACACCTAATCAATATTGGGTCGAAAGATTTATTGATAAAGTTAGAGTTCATGTTTATCCAACACCAGATTCAACAAATGCATCTAAAGATATGCATTTTTATTACATAAAAAGAATTCAAGATGTAGGTGACTATACTAATGCAACTGATGTTCCATTTAGATTTGTGCCTTGTATGACAGCTGGATTATCTTTTTATTTAGCACAAAAGTATCAACCACAACTTACACAACAAATGAAACTGTATTATGAAGATGAATTAGCTAGAGCATTAGCAGAAGATGGATCAGCTTCTAGTACGTATATTACACCAAAAGCATACTATCCAGGAGCATAATGGCAAAATACGCAACAGGTAAATACGCAAAAGCAATATCTGATAGATCTGGTATGGAGTTTCCATACCGTGAGATGGTCAGAGAATGGAATGGATCATTTGTGCACGTATCAGAGTTTGAACCAAAGCAACCACAACTAGAACCAAAACCTATGAATGGTGATTCTATATCTTTAAGAAATGTTAGACCAGATAGAGCCGAACCAGTAGTTGCTGCTATGTTAGGAAATAATCCTTTTTCTACAACGGCATCATCAACAACAATAACTGTGACTGAAAATAATCATGGAAGAACTTCAGGCGACACAGTAAGATTTAGAAATGTGCAAGGAAGTCCTGGTGGTGTAGCTTTTACAGCCTATGAAAACTCTTCAGGTTTTAGTATAACAGTAACTACAACAAATAAATATACGTTTACACTAGGTTCAACTCCTAGTATAACAGAAGAAGGAGGAGGACCAACTGTGTCTGCAGGACCAGTTACAATAACACCATGATTAATAAAATTTTAAATTGGATAAAAAATATTTTTAAACCTGAAAAACAAGATGAACATCTTGTTCTATATGAAGAAGTAAAAAAACCCAAGCCACAACATTGCCCTAGTCATTTAAGATTTAGAAAAAGTTGTCCAGCTTGTCAGGAGATAGTAGCGTAATGGCAGGATTAAGTGCATCAGGATTAAAAACACAAATAAGAAGTTATACTGAAACAGACTCTAATGTTTTATCAGACTCTGTTTTAGAAAATATAATTTTAAATGCACAATATAGAATTTTTAGAGATGTGCCAATTGATGCAGATAGAAAACAACAATTAGGTAATTTTGTTGCTGGACAAGAATCTATCAACGCTCCAGCAGGATGTGTATTTGTTAGAGGTATACAAGTATATGATACAAATGGTTCAGCGATTACAGGGGCTAATAGATGGCTTGAGAAAAAAGATATGTCTTATCTTCAAGAGTATCAAGATATAACAGGAACATCAGCGGCACAAGGTCAACCTAAATATTATGCTATGTTTGGTGGTGCAACAGGAGAATCAGACACTACATCTGGTAGAATATTTTTAGCTCCCACACCAAATACTACATATAGATTTAGAATTCATTTTAACAAAGCGCCAGCATTATTAGAAAATGATGATACTAATTATATTAGTATGAATTTTCCAAATGGGCTATTATATTGTTGTTTATCAGAGGCATATGGATTTTTAAAAGGTCCAATCGATATGTTGACATTATATGAAAATAAATATAAACAAGAGGTACAGAAGTTTGCTAATGAACAAGTTGGCAGAAGACGAAGAGATGACTATACAGATGGTGCTGTTCGTATACCAATAACTTCAGCAAACCCATAGGAGATAAATTATGGCAATTACATCAGCAATATGTTCAAGCTTTAAACAAGAGCTTTTACAAGGTAAACACAGTTTTGAATCTTCAGGTGGACACACTTTTAAGATTGCTCTTTTTACAAGTTCAGCTTCTTTGGGTGCAGCAACTACTGACTATTCAACTTCAAACGAAATATCAAACACATCCGGATCTGCATACACTGCAGGTGGAGCTACACTTACAAACAATGGTGTATCTTTATCGTCAACAACAGCTTTTGTTGATTTCGCAGACGTAACTTATTCTTCTGCTTCTTTTACTGCAAACGGAGCAATGATTTATAACACTACAACAGATGGTGGATCATCAACTACAGATGCTGTTGCTATCATCGCATTCGGTGGTGACAAGACAGCAAGTAACGGAACTTTTAAAATAGAATTTCCAGCAGCAGACGCAAGTAACGCAATAATCAGATTAGCATAGGAGGTCAACCATGTCGGTGACTTCAGGATGGGGCCGGTTAACCTGGGATCAGGCTAATTGGGGTGATGCCGTAACTTTAAAAACAGGTTGGGGTGCTAAAGCTTGGGGTGAAGATGAATGGGGTCAATTATCCGACGCTGTTGCTCAACCATCTGGTTTATCAATTTCAGCTAGTATTGGATCTGTAACTGTTGATGATGTTCATCAAGGTTTAACAGGACAATCTTTTTCTGCATCTGTTGGTTCAATAAGTTTACCAGATATAGGAGTTGGTTTTGATGGAGTGTCAGCAACTTTTTCTGTTGGTGCTATTTCTCCAACAGAAATGTCAGTTGGACTAACTGGTCAATCTATAACTTCAGCAATAGGTGCTCCTGGTGTCGATGATTTAACTGTTGGTTTAACGGGTGTATCTATAACCGCTTCTCAAGGAACTGCATTTGCTCCAAACGATACGGTTCAACCTTCAGGATTTTCTATAACATCATCACAAGGAACAGCTGGAGCAATATCAGAACAAGAAGTTACATTATCTGGACAATTAGTTACTTCATCTTTAGGTTCTGTAACCTTACCAAATGCCACTGCTCAATTTGATGGTTTATCAATGGAGGCACAAGAAGGTTCTCTTATTGGACTAGGAGGTGCAGTAGCACAACCAACAGGTCAATCAGCTACAGCTAGTGTTGGAGTTTTAGATCCTAATGATTTAACTATAGGATTAACTGGTGTATCATTTAGTGCTAGTGTTGGATCAGTTACAGTTGTTGATATGCAGGTAGGATTGACTGGTCAATCAGCAACATTTAGCATAGGGACAGTAGATATCTTTGCTTATGGTGATGTTGACACTGGTTCAAATACATCATATAGTGCTGTTTCGACAGGTTCGAATGATACATATTCGGATGTTGCAACTGGATCAAATACAAGTTATAGTGACGCTGCATAGGAGATAAAAATTTATGGCATCAACATACACACCTTTAGGTATAGAACTTCAAGCAACTGGTGAAAACGCCGGTACATGGGGAACAAAAACTAATACTAATTTACAAATCATTGAACAAATAGCAGGTGGATTTACTCAACAAGCATTAACAAGTGGTGGAACAGTAACATTATCTGTTTCAGATGGTTCAACTGGCGCTGTAATGTCTCACAGAATAATAGAATTTACTGGATCTTTATCTGGTAATGCAGTTGTTACAATTCCTTTAGACACACAAAATTTTTATCTTTTAAGAAATTCTAGTTCTGGTGCTTATACAGTTCAATTTAAATATGCGTCTGGATCAGGTAGTTCTGTAACTTTTTCTGCTACAGATAAAGGAGATAAATTAGTTGTTGCAAAAGGTGATGATGGAACTAATCCTAACATAGTAGAAATATCATTAGCTACAGCTGGCACAGTAACAGAAACTGGCACACAAACTTTAACAAATAAAACATTAACATCACCTAAAATAGGAACATCTATTTTAGATACGAATGGCAATGAATTATTTAAATTAACAGCTACAAGTTCCGCAGTTAATGAAATAACATACAATAACGCAGCTACAGGGAACAAACCAACTCTTACTGCATCTGGTGATGATAGTAATATTGGTATATCAATACAGCCAAAAGGCACTGGAACAATAACTATTGATGCTTTGACATTTCCAGCAGCAGATGGTAGTAGTGGTCAAATATTACAGACCAACGGTTCTGGAGTATTAAGTTTTACAACGCCTTCAAGCGGTATATCAATGGGAAAAGCTATTGCAGCAGCGATAGTTTTCGGATAAAAGGAGTTTAGGAGAATAAAAAATGGCAGCACCAAATATAGTTAATGTATCAACGATTAATGGTAAAACAGCAGTAGCTGATTTAGGTACAACTTTAACAACAACTTTATTAACAGCAGCATCAGATCAAGTTAACAAAATTAATTTAATCAGAGTTACAAACGTAACAGACAACGACGCAACAGTTACAATTGATTCAGAAGTTTCAGGAACTCACAAAGAACTAGCTGATGAACTTACAGTTCCAGCTCACGCTTCAGTTGATGTAATAGATAAAAATTCATCTTTCTATTTACAAGAAACTGATCTTATCAGAGGCGGAGCATCAGCAGCATCAACACTAGTAGTCACAATATCATACGAACTGATAGACGACGCGTAGGAGGACTAACCGATGTCGGAAAGTTATCCTAGACGAGACCAAGCCAGAGGGATTTGGAAGATTGGTGATATCACTAAAAATATAAAAGATAATGGAACTTATCCTCAACAAGCGACACAGGGTAGAGCACTTATTCAATTATCTGACAGCAGTAACGATAGTAAAAACGTTGATGTAATAACAATATCAACAGCTGGTAACGCAACAGATTTTGGAGACGTAGCACAAGGTGGAAGAATGGCTAGTGGTTTAGGAAGTGCCACTAGAAATTTATTTGCTGGCGGACGAACTCCTTCTTTATTAAATAGAATAGACTACATTGAATCAACAAGCACTGGAAATTTTGCAGACTTTGGAGATTTAACAGTTGCAAGAAGATTAGCAGGTGCGTGTGGTAATAGAATTCAAGGTCACTTAGGTGGAGGAGTTCCTAGCTTAGATAGTATTGAAAAAATTACTTATGCAACAATAGGTAATGCTGTTGACTTTGGAGATTTAACTGGAGCAAATTCTAGTTTTGGTAGCACACAAGCTAATTCTCCAACCAGAGGAATATTTGCAGGAGGAGGTTCTCAAGACATAGAATTTTTAGAGTTTGCTTCATCAGGCGGTACAAAAGATTTTGGAGACACAACAGGAATATATAGTCAACCAGGAAATGTTTCATCATCAACAAGAGCGTGTTTTGGTGGTGGTACTTTTCCCTCTTCTCCAAATATAACCGCTAATATAGATAGTATTGAAATAGGTTCTCTTGGTAATGCTTTAGACTTTGGAGATTTAACTGCTGAGGTGCAACACCCTGCTGGAATGTGTAATTTAACAAGAGGTGTATTTGCAGGAGGAAACCCAGGTGTAACTATAGATTTTATTACAATAGCCTCTCGTGGTAACGCAACAGATTTTGGAGATACAACAGCCGTATGTTCTCAAGCTACTGCAGGATCAAACTCTCATGGTGGTATAGATGAACTTGTACCAAGAGCCCCGGAACTTTATTCACCAACAGGTACAGTTGTACCAAGAGGTGGTGGAGTTGGAGATGTGTGTGTTGTGGGTGGAGGAGAGACTCCAAGTCCTTCAGCTGACATAGATTTTTGTGGAATATCTACATTAGGTAATGCTCAAGATTTTGGTGATTTAGTTACTGCACATCATGATCTTTTAGCAAGTATGGCTAGTGCCAATAGAATTTTATTTCCTGGAGGAAGTGGACCAACTAATGAAATACAATATGTAGAATTTGATAGTAAAGGTAATGCAGCAGATTTTGGAAATTTAACAGCTAATACTAGAAGTTCAGCTGGACATGGTAATGATACCAGAGGATTGCGTGCAGGAGGATTTGATCCAAGTGTAACAAATGTAATAGATTATGTAACTTACGCGACCGTAGGTGACGCTACAGATTTTGGTGACCTAACTGTATCTAGAGGTGCTTGTATGGCTTCAGGGTCTAATACTAGAACTGTTATAGGAGGTGGTTATTCTGGTTCAAATTTAGATGTAATGGATTATGTAACAACAGGTTCGACAGGTAATGCCACTGATTTTGGTGATTTATCAGTTGGAAGAAATAGTGCTGCAGCTTTCTCGTCTACAACTAGAACTCTATATGCAGGAGGTAGTGAACCTGGTCCATACTCCGATGTAATAGATTATGTAACAACAGCTTCAACAGGTAATGCCACTGATTTTGGTAATCTTAGTGTTGCTAGAACAGCTTTAGGTGCAAGAGGATCAAATCAAACTAGAGGTTTAATTTTAGGTGGTTATGTTTCACCAGGATCAGATTCAAATATAATAGACTACGTAACGATTGCATCTACAGGAAATGCTACAGATTTTGGTGATTTAAATGTTGCAAGAAGAGGATCTGGTGGATACTCTAATGGTCACGGTGGACTTTCTTAATAAATCTGTTATATAAATATTTAAAACATGATTAAATGCATGCATTATAAAGGAGAACAATATGTCATCTAAAGATCTAGTTATACAAAAACTATCAAACTCACCACTGGTTAAAAAAGAGTATAAACAAATGTTAACCAACATCAACGCAACACTACCAGCAATAAAACAATCAAGCTCAAACTTCTACAAGTCACACTCACAGTTTATGGGTGTCATGTTAGACGTTACAGCAATTACACCTATCAGATCAGTCAAGCATACACTAGCTGAACTAGATAAAACTAGAATGGCCTTGGAGGAGGCACAACTTAAAATGATGAAGAAGGATATAGAGCTTCGTCAAAAAGAAAAGAAACTAGCTGATGGAGATTACAAAGATGAGCTAGAAAGAGAATTACTAGAAACTGAGATTCTAGAGGTCAAAGTAAACATGAATAACATACAAAACTCCGTATCTGGAGCCATTAGAAAGATGAGCTTCTTTACTAA